ATAGGAGAAGGACATAGGATATGAAACTAAAAAAACTAGAACTGCTTAACTTTAAAGGGTTAACTTCCTTTACGTTAGATTTAAAAGGCGATGTTGTTATCCGTGGTGATAATGCCACAGGCAAAACGACTGTATTTGACTCTGTATGTTGGTTACTATTCGGCAAAGATAGCCTAGATAGAGCCGATTTCGAAATTAAAACATTGGATGGTGGCGAGCCAATCCATAAAGTCAATCACGAAGTAACAGGCACCTTTACATTAGATGAAGGTGGTACTGTTGAACTCAAGCGTGTATATCGTGAAAAGTATTCATCCCCTCGTGGTGGTGAAGTCACGATGACAGGACATACTACAGATTACTTTGTCGATGGGGTGCCTAAGAAAGAAAAGGAATACAAAGAAATCGTAAATTCTCTTGTTGATGAAAACATCTTCAAACTGATTACAAATCCTTTATACTTCAATGAAACCTACTCATGGCAAAATCGCCGTAAGTTACTATTGGAAATGTGTGGCGACATTGATGATGCTGCTGTAATCAATAGTCGTGAAGACTTAAAACGATTAGCAGAGTTATTAGATGGCCGCACGGTTGACGATCAACGTAAAGTTATTGCCAGCAAGAAAACAGCTATTAATAAAGAACTGGATATGATTCCGGTTCGTATTGATGAAGCTGTACGGAATAAGCCTGAAGTTATGGCTAATAAAGATAAACTAATCAGTGATATTAAAACTTTATCAACTGGCATTGATGATGTGGAAAAACAAAAAGCCATTATTAAAAACGGGTTTAGTGCTACAGAAAAGCAGTCTAAAATTCGTGATATTAATCGTCAATTAGATGTTAGACGTTCAGATGTACTATCCGATTACCATAAGCGCAAACAACATTTGCGCAGCGAGTACGAAACTGCACTATCTAAATTAAAGGCGACTGAAGCTGAAAGAGATAGATGTATGGATAGAAGCAACGAGCTTAATAAAGAAATTGAGCGAGAAGCCAAACGCATCGAAACTCTAACGTCTGAATTCGACACATTTAACTCTCAGCAGTTTAGTAAAGAGGCTTGCCCTACTTGCGGGCAGCAATTGCCGGCGGATAAGCAGGAAAAACTCGAGGCAGAATTTAACGCTAATAAATCTAAAAAGCTTGAAGAATGGAAAGGGCTTATCGATAGTGCTGCTAAGTTAAAAGAAAACTATGAAGAGCAGCAAAAAACTATGGGGTTGAAAGCTGACGGCTTAATTGATGACATTACCCTACAAAGCAAGGCACGAGATATTAAACGTGAAGAATATGATGCATGTTCTGAACCTAATGTTGAAGATGATCCTACGTATGCTGACTTAAAAGCACAATTATTCTTGCTCGAGATTGAAGAAGAACCAGGTGCAGATACTGAAGAGCTTGCAAGACTTGACGATGAATTATCTTCTTTAAAATCCAAAAAAGCAAATCTCGAGACTGAATTAAATAAATTTAAACTGATTGATGATATTGAAAATCGTGTCATCGAATTAGAAAACCAACAACAAAAACTTGTTGCCGAAAAGAATGAACTTGATGAAGCTTCTTATCTGATGGATGAGTTCGTAAAAGCCAAAGTGAATATGCTTGAAGAAAGCATTAATGCAAGGTTTAAATTGGCAAGATTCCGTATGTTTAACATCATGCTGAATGGCAATGTTGAAGAATGTTGCGAAACTACTTATAAAGGCGTTCCGTATCGCAGTATGAACAACGCAGCACGTATTAATGTAGGCTTAGATATCATTAACGCATTGACTAGCTATTTCAAAGTTAGTGCTCCGGTGTTTATCGATAATGCCGAAGCGGTGACTGATTTTGTTTCTGTAAATAGTCAAACAATTAAGCTTGTTGTTGATGAATCAGAACCACAATTAGTGGTTAAGGAGGTGTGAGTATGACTAACTTACAAATTTTTAATAATGATAGATTTGGACAAGTCCGGATTGTTCCGGTAGATGGCGAATTAATGTTTGTCGCTAAGGATGTTTGTGATTGTTTAGAAATCACAAAGCATCGAGATGCAATCAGCCGACTAGATTCTGATGAAAGGGGGTCGGTTAAACTGGACACCCCTGGAGGAAAACAAGACATCGCTGCTATTAACGAATACGGACTATATAACCTGGTGCTTTCAAGTCGAAAACCTGAAGCCAAAGAATTCAAGCGTTGGATTACGCATGATGTAATTCCTGCTATTAGAAAAACCGGTTCTTATTCTATGGCAATTCCACAGACATTGCCTGAAGCTCTAAGAGCCTATGCTAATGAGGTGGAATCGCACAATGCTACCAAAGCGATTGTCGCTCAGCAAGAGCAGCAGATAGCAGAATTCAAACCGGTTAAGGATTACGTTGATAAAATCCTTTCAAGCAAATCTTGCTTAACCATCACACAAATTGCAGCTGACTACGGCATGAGCGCTCAAGAATTAAATAAAATCTTGCATGAAGCTGGTCTACAACGCAAAGTCGGTGATCAATGGATTCTCTACAAGCAGCATATGTCTAAAGGCTTCACTAAATCAGAAACCTTTACATTCTGCAGAAGTGATGGTCGCTTAGATTCTAAAATCACTACTAAATGGACGCAAAAGGGTCGTTTAGAAATTCATAATATTTTATCTAACTTAGATATCCACGCTGTATGCGAGGATGTGGCATAGGAGGTACGTAATGGGTGAAGTAACAAAAGCACAATCTCAAACACCATCGCTTAAAACTATGGTGTCTAGTGAGTCAGTAAAGAAACGCTTTAATGAAATCTTAGGTAAAAAATCAGCGGCCTTTGTGTCTAGTTTGATTTCTGTATCTAATAATAATGAACTTTTATCGAAAGCAGACCCTACTACAGTTATTACTGCAGGTGTGATGGCAGCTACTTTGGATCTTCCAATCAATCAAAACCTGGGGTTTGCCTATATTGTTCCTTTCTACAACAGTAAAAAGAAAATTAATGAAGCTCAATTTCAAATGGGGTACAAGGGATATATCCAGTTAGCCATGCGCACAGGTCAATATAAAACCATTAATGCTAGTGAAGTCTATGAAGGCGAAATTAAGCACCATAACAAACTTACTGGCGAGTTCGAATTAGGCGAGCGAACTGGTGATAATGTAGTTGGTTATATTGCTTATTTCAAGCTCATTAATGGCTTTGAAAAGTATTTATATATGTCTAAAGAAGATGCTGAAGCACACGCTATAAAGTACTCCCAAACATACAAAAGGGGCTTTGGCCTTTGGAAAACTGACTTTGACGCCATGGCCATAAAAACAGTACTCAAACGTTTGTTAAGTAAATATGGCATTTTATCTGTCGAAATGCAGAGCATGGCTAATGCAATTTCTGTCGATGGAGCGGTAATTCGTGATAATAATGGTGAACTTACCCCTGATTTTGAAGGTGAAACTATCGATGTTCAATCTGATGTAGCAGAAACCATCGCTAATAATGCAAATTCTGAAGCCATTGACATTGAACCTAGTCCTGCCAGTGAATTCGTTAATCCGGAAACTGGTAAAGCAGTCAATATGTTTGGTGATTAATTGTGATTAGTATTCAAGCATTCGGTAGTAGCTCAAAAGGGAACTGCTACCGGATCAAAACCTCAACTAATGGTGATGAACTGCTACTAGATGCAGGGTTATCATTTAAAGAAATTCAACGGTATTGTCGCTTTAACTTTCTACACTTATGTGGTGTATTAGTGACACATGAACATGGAGATCACAGCAAGGCGGTAAATGATTTATTAAAGCTTGGCCATCGGGTCTATATGCTGAAAGATACGGCCAATGCATTGTATGTGTCTGACAAGCACACAGCGATTCTTATAACCCCCAAAGTCCAATTTACGGTAGGCAATTTCAGTATCCTACCTTTTGAATTAGAACACGATGTGCCTAATGTTGGTTTTTTGATTTCTGATGGAGAGGAAAAACTACTCTATATTACTGATACTTATTACTGCAGGTACACCTTTAAGGATATTAATCACATTATGGTTGAATGTAACCATTCCTATGATATTCTAAATCAACATGTAGAGGCTGGTTATTTAGATGAAAAACGAATGGAACGATTAATTCAATCTCACTTTTCGCTAGAAAACGTCATTAAATTCCTCAAATCTATGGACCTAACTAAGTGCCAAGACATACGGCTACTACATTTATCTGATAGCAACTCAGATTCAGAAATATTTAAGCAAGCTGTTCAAGCTGCTACTGGTAAGTTGGTAATCGTAGAACAGGAAAGGAGTCCCTTATGATTATTAAATCAATTCAAATTAAAGATAACAATATCAGTATCGCCTACCAAAAACCATCTGCTACAGGGTTAACTGATGTATTCACGCTAAAATCTAAAGATGATCCGCGTCCTGAACTTCTGCAATCATTTAGTAAACTGCAGTCTATTGTGAAGAAGAACTTCGAATTTCTGGAAGAATTTAAAATTCCATTTTTGGTAAACACATTCAAATTTAAGTATGGTGACATTGAAGGTCTTATTAACCAAGTTGGTGTTGAAGGTATCGTGTCTGATATGAACACTCCTAACGAATTTAAATTTAAAACGGACTGGTTAAATGTTGAATATGCAGACTCTACATTTGCTATCTCTGTTCAAGACTTAATCGATGAATGCGTGAAATTTATTATGGGCCGTCGAGCCCAGGACAGTTTATTTAACGATAATGAAGAGTGATAGAAATGGCGAAAAACCAATCATACTACTTTAGTCATGATATCAATGCGAGCAATGATCCTAAAATCGCTGCTATGATTT